CGAACCGTTTCCAGAATTGATGGTGATTTTATTGGAAGACGTGCCGACAAGCGAAAGAGACCCGCGAGCGACGTAGAAACCAAACATGGTTGCGTCGCTGCCTGGGTTGGCGGCTGTTCCCGATCCGGTAGGGTTGCTGCCAGTCGAGGCAAAAAGAATTGTGCGCGGAGTAGAATTATCTACGCTCAGTGATGCGCTGGCCCCGTTCACGACGATATTCTGGATGCCGTTTCCGGCTGTACCAATGTTCTGGTCTATGGTAACGGCATGAGTTATTGTAACCGTGTCTCCATCGCCAGGGACAATCCCGCCCGTCCAAGTGCCAGTTGCAGACCAGTTGCCACTCTGTGCGCTCGTTATCGCCGCCATTACTGCACCACCCCTACGGTCATCGTCTCACCATCACCAACCACAACAACCGTCACAGTCTCGCCAGCCGACCAATCATAATCCACAGTCGCCGTGCTCGTGCCATCATCAATCACGTACTGCCCCCCGGTAGCGGTGCGCCTGAATCCAAAAAACTCATTCGTCATCGGGTAGCGCATCTCATCTACAACCAGATCGGCGATGGCTGAGACCATGCGCAGCTTGATGCGGATCTCACCGATGCCAGTGGCCAGGAAGCCAGCTACGTTGCCATAGATAGAGATGCCGCCGGACCCTGCGCGCCAGGCGATGGGGTCGAGGACGACAGCCCCAACAACGGGCCGAGTCAGCGGCGTGATTCTCACTGCTCTACGACCACCGTGGTCGCGTCGACGTAATCGCCGGTTGCGCAGCCGACTTGGTAGATGCCGGTGACGGGGACTTCGAGGACGCCGGTTTCGGTCAGGGTTTTCGAGCTCAACACGGTCGCCGCATCCGAATTTTCGCTGAGGCGTCGCACCGTGATTGTCGAGCCGCCGTTGATGTTGACCAGGGCCCTGCGAGCGCCCATCACGGCGTCATCGCCCTGCAGTTGAAACCTGCTGGACCATTGGTCCTGTGCCGTGATTGCTTTCGTTGTTGCGATCCCCATGTGCTATCTCCTCCACGGTCGGTCGTGGCGTTCCTGGCATGCGGTGCACCGCGTGCACCCTTTCTGGGCCATCCTGCGCGCCTCGGGGATCTCGTCCCCGCACTCTTCGCATTCCGTGGCCGATTCGGCAGGGGCTGACATCCTCTCGCGCTCGCGTCTTGCGAGTGCGTCCTGCAGGTAATCTGCAGAGGTATCAGATGCCCGGTCCGCGAAATCAGCCATGATCGTCTCCTGTAAGACGGCCCGGCCAGCCAAGGGGAAACTGGCCGGGCCTATTGCAAGAGGGTTTAGGTGGTCAAATTCGAGAGCAGGTAGCCGGCGCCGGAGAAGACAAACGCCTCGTCCGTGTGCTGACGGGTTCGGATAATATCGCCGCGCACTGCTTCTTCGCGGTAACTCTCAACCGTGACGATGCTGGGGCTGTCCTGTGTCCACAGGAACGTTCTGCCCAGGCACGCTTCCTTGAGGTTTGCCGGGTTCGTGGCGATGCGGCAGAGCATGCCGTATTCGCTCCCCCAGATGTCCGAAGCGGAAAAGGACTGGCCCTTTTTGGCGCTGTCGACGACGGCGTCTCCGACCAGGACTTCCACGCCCAGGGCGGCGGAAACGAGCTGGCGCTTCTGCTCGTCGGACATGATTTCGATGGGCTGGGTGTACTGCACCTTGGCCGCGATCTGAGCGCACTTGCACAAGTTCTGGAACACCGTGTAGCCGACCGCCAACGCGTTGGCCGTGATGCCGAGCTGGCGCAGAGCATTCTTGCCGGTGTCGACGTCAGTGATAGGAGTCGCGTTGGCGGCATCGTCCCACTCGTTGGTGACGGCATGGGCGGTAAAGTTGCTGGTGTTGAACAACTTTTCCTTGATCCGGATTTCCTGCTCGCGAAGGATGACATCCATGCAGATCTCGGTGGTCACCTCTTCAGCGTCGAACAGACTGGCGTACAGCGCGACTTCGTCGTCGAAGAGGACCTCTTCCCAGCCGTTTTCTTTGCAGGCGTAGTTGCCCATTTCGAACTGCCAGTTGCCGCGGTTGTAGTTTCCGCCAGTTCCCCTCTTGGTATTTTTGCGCTTGAGCATGGCCTCAAGGGGGATGACAGGGTATTCGGCCGTCTTCAGCATCGTCTGAAAAACGGGCATCAAGCGCAGGCCGATAAACTTGCTCCTGCTCGCGGCAAGAGAGTATTCGTATGCGAGCTGGCCGAGATCCGGGCGGCTCACAGTGGTGCTGCTGGTCGGTTTAGGCATGTCAAATTACCTCGCTAGGACACGGTCTTGGTGTTGTTGTAGCCGTAGGGTAGGACCTCGATCACATCTCCGTCCGCAGTTGCCGCTTCCAGGGCGATGCCGACCTGGCGGTATGTGGCCGCCGCGGCCGGAAGAGCCTGGACTTTTCCGTCAGCAGATGCGTAAACCACAGCACCTGCGCTGATGGCCCCAGCAGCGACCATTTCGAGCGACCCTCCGGACTTAAGGAAGGATACTGCCACCACATCGCCGGCCGACTTTTTGTCCATAGCCACGCCGATGGGGTCGTCCGTGGAGGCGGCAGTGTTGAGCACGACGGCTCCGCTGGACAACTTGACCAGGGCGCCCTCGGTCACGCCGCCAGTTCCGACGGTGAACGCTTTAATTCCGATGTTATACTGCATGATGGGCTCCTACTTGTTCATGGCGTCCAGCCACTGCTTGTGACTTTCGGGGTGCGCGGCCTGGACAGCTTTCATTGCCTGCCCGCGCGTTTTCCCGGACTCAACCTCTTTCGCCACCAAGGACTCAAAATCCCCATGGCTTTCCGCCTGCTTCTGCTGCCCGGCGGCGCCGGCACTGTCGCCAAGCCCTGCCAGCAGCGCGGCGTGCGCATCAGCCTTGCGGCCCTTCTCGGCCTGGAAGAAGGCCTTGAAGACATCGGCGCTCGGCGTGCCGTCCTTGATTGCCGACATGGTCACGGCCTGGTCGCCCTCGGCTTCCAGGATCTCGACGATACGGTTGCGCTCGGCGGCGACGGCCGCGGCAACCATGTTGTCAAGTTCGGCCTGGGCAACCAGCCCGGCCCTTGCCTCTGCCAGCAGATCCGGGCGTTCCTGGGTCAGATTCTCCAGGGTCACGCCCGCGAGCTGCGTCGACGCCGCAGCGCCTTTCTCTTTGCTCATGGTGTTTCTCCTTTCCCTGGCGATCTCCAGGGCCACTTCGAAATTACCGATATGGTCAACGAGCCCAGCTTCCAGGGCTTCGGTGCCGATGAACACGCGGCCGTCCGCCATGCGCTCCAGCACGACGGAAGCCTCGACGCCACGGCCCTGGGCCACGGCGTCAACGAACTTTGTGTAGTAGAGGTCGATCTGCGATTGCAGATATTCGCGACCCTCGTCGGAGAGGGGCTTCTCGTCGGAGGCGATGCGCTTGTACTTGCCTGCGGACAGGACCGTGCGGGTCACGCCTTCCTGGGCGTCTGCGGCGCTGCGGTCGTAGTGCACCGCGGCGACGCCGATTGAGCCAGCCACTGACGTTGGCATGATCACAATGGCGTTGCAGCGGGCGGCTATCCAGTAGGCCGCGCTGCACACTTGCCCGCCGCTCCAGGCGATGACTGGCACGGACTGCTTGGCCAAGTCGATGGCGTCCGCGACTTCGGCCGGTGCCAGGGCGGAACCTCCGGGGCTGTCGATGTCGAGCACGATGGCCGTGACATCCTCGTCTGCCGCGGCGTCAACGATGGACTGAGCCAGCATCTGGGTCGACACGCCGCCCGAGAAGTTGGCGACCATGTTCGCCCGGCGTTCGATGATCCCTTCGACGCGGATGACGGCGATGCCGTCACGGTGCACATTGTAATTGCCGAACGAAGGGCCAGCTGGAGACGCCGCTGCGTCCCACTGGCTGGGCCCGCCCTGCAGGAGCGTCTCGACGAAGGCCGAAACCTCGTCCAGCTTGGCCGGCGTCAGCGCCCAGATGCGGGCAGCCAGGGCATTGGTGACTCGTTTTTTCATTGCGCTTCCTGATCCGACCCATTGTTGTCGGGCTGGCTTTCGGTGACGGCTGGGCGCGCGCCAGCGGCCGGGTTCATGTTCACGCCGAACTCTGCTTCGAGCCGCTTGATCTCGGCCAACTCCATCGCTCGCTGCCGCAGCTTCTTGCGCCAGTCGGCGCTCTTTTCGGCATAGATCTCGGACAGCGTCGTCTGGTTCGTCTCTAGCTCGACCTGGATGGCGTTGGCTTTCTTGTAGCGGTCAATCTCGGGCATAGGCTGCGGCATCCAGTCTGCGCGGGAGAGCTCGTTCAGATCCTCGACCAAAGTCCTGGTGTTCGGCACGTCGAGCGCTCCGGCCATCGTCCGCTCGTAGACCAGCCACATGAGCAGCGGCTGGTTGAAATTGCTGTTGAGCGTCATGTGCTCGACGGAGTTGACTTGCTGCGCCTTGACCATGGAGGCTTTGGATGCGGAGTAGCTGGCCTGGTATTTGCGGGAGACGTTCTCGGAACCGCGAGAGGTGCACATACCGAGACGGTCAACTATGCTGTCGAACATCTCGCGGTAGCCCTGGGGCGTGCCTTCCTGTTTGAAAAAATGCGGGATTTCCTGCTTGCCGCCCTGAAGGATCGTGCCCTTCTCAAGCTCGACGACGCGCTCGGACCAGTCGGTCTCGGCTTTGGCCCCGGCGTTCTCGACGAAGGCGACGAACAAATTGCTCAACATCGCCCGAACCAGGGCCGCGCCCACGAAGTCTCGGTTATTGCGCAACTCCTCGATCATCGGTCCCATGATCGAGTCCTGACGGTACTCGCCGATGTTGCGCACGCCGGTGACCATGAGGATCTTGGGCAGGCCGGTTTCGTTGTCCCAGATGTCGAGGCTCACGCAGTCGGCCTTGCTGTAGGTCAACGAGAGGCGCTTGATCGCGTCGGGCCGCGCCAGCCAGATCTTGACCGGCGCGCCGTCCTCGTCGACCTGCACGCCGTCATAGATGTCGAGATCGTTGGCGTCGGACGGCGTGACCAGGCGGGACGGGTCAATGGGCAGCACAGCCAGCGGGGAGGGGCGCCTGCCATCTTTCTTGCGGAGCTGGAAAAGGCCGATGCCGTCCAGGCGCCAGCAAAAGTAGGCGAGTTGCTGCAGGCCGTAGATGTCGAGCCGGCGCTGGGCGTCGCAGTATTTTCTACAATCGAGGCCCCAGTTGTTCCAGAGGCGGGAGAGCTGCGCGGCGAATGTGTCCGACCAGTCGGCTCCGAGTCCGAGCGCTTCGTGGTCCGGGGCGAACTGCGGCGTCAGGCCGATGCCGACCGTCTCGACGATGAGCGATTCGAGCAGGCCGTGACCCATGGCGTCGTTGGTGTAGAGATCGAGGGCGCGATTGCTGGACTTGAGTTTGGCCGTTTCGGCCATGGCCTGGGTGACGATGGACTCCACCCAGGTGGAGAGATGACCCTGAACGGACGCGCCGTCGCGGCGTGGAGTGCGGCCTACTGGCCGACGATGGCGGACATAGGGCTTCATCTGCGCAGGGCCCCCGTCAACGAGCGTGAAAAGATATTGCCCTGGTTACATACGGCCTCCTCGGCCTGTACCGTACGCCGCAGATCCTGCAGCCGGCCAAGGTCGGCGCGGGTGTAGGATACGCCATCCATGGTCACGGACTGTCCGGTGGAGAGGATTGCCTCGATGGCGGTGTCGATCTGCGATACGGTGAGGGCCACTTGTGCTCCGGGTCAAAGGGGACTTTGTGCGCAACAAATCCCCGACCCGGAGTGTTATGGCAATATGTATGGATACTATGTTGGTATAATACTAAAATGAAAAAGCCCGCTGTGAGGCGGGTCTAGTGGGGCTGGATGGGGCCTATTCGCCCCGCAAGACTTGCAATTGCTCCGCTTCGGGCATGCCCATTCCGGCCATGATCAGCCGGACGACCTGGGCGGACTTGCTTTCGTTGCCGCGTGTCGCGTCAAGTCGCTCGACCAGGCCGATGGGGAGGGAGACGGTTATTACCTTTGTGGTGCGCCTTGCCCCGTCCTTGATGTCAGACATTTTCCACCTCCCACGCCTCGGAAAAGTCACGGTCTGCAAACAACTCAGCAAGCCCTGTGATTTGCTTGAGTCGCAAGACCTCGTCCGGCTCCATCCCAAGTTCTTTGGCGATCCGGTCATCACTCCAGTTTCGGCGGGAAAGGTCAAGCACTATGTCGGACATGGCGTCAACGCTGTGCTTGCCCCTGGCCCTATTGTGACGAATCGTGGCTGCAATCCTGTCCTCCTTGCTGGTCCGATCCGTGTTGATAACGGCGACAGGCAGCCGCCCCATGACACGTTTTTTGATAGCACCGACCTCGCGCGCAACGCGGTTGCGGTGGAATCCATCAACAACCTCGTAGCTGTCCTGTCCGTCTGGCCATGCCACGATAGGCTGTGTGTATCCATCTTGCATAATCGACAACTGCAAGAGACGCATTTCCGGAGGGGCCACGCTGTTGGGGTTGTAGTCGTTGGCATGCAGCTTGTCGGCCTTGACCCACAGCACGCAGTCCACGGGCTCGCGGCGCAACGGGGAGTATTCGCGCAGGGCTATGCGGATCTCGTTGACGGCGTCCATGCGCTCGTCGTCGGGCATCGCGCCCAACTCGGCAAATAGTGTTTTTGCCCGCGTAATCAGATCAGCTTCCATTCGGCCCGCCTCTTTTTCATCAGCTTTTGGTATTTCGCAAAGGCCTCCGTCTTGTGTTGGGAGAAGGAGAGCCCTTTGCACCAGTAGTCGTTTCGGAGCAGTGCCTTGCAGATTCGCGTCCAACTCGGGGCCTCCCTGTTGTTTGCGCCACCCTCGTCAGGGATACCGTTCGGATACCCGCGGTCCTGATACCACTTGAGGAAAACAGCTATTTTGTTTTTGAAATGATCTGCCGTAGCGCTCGGCATACTTGCCAGGATCGTTTCGGCGAACTCGCGCCATGTCAGGTGCGGCGGCTTGCTGACCTTGCGCTGTCCCAGGATATTGCCCGACTCTTGCACATAGAGAGCGCCCTGGTTTGCGCCGTTGACACGGGCAACAACCTTGCCCCACGTCTCCGGTTCTATAACGTGGAACAACCAGAGCCCTTTGCGCTGGTCGTCGCCATATGGCTGACAGATTCGCGCCTGGTGGATGGACAGCCCTGCCTGGTGCATCCGGTCATAGAGCCGGTTGTAATCGGCGCGGAATTTTCCGTTGTAGGTCCAAATGTCTTCAGTTCGCCAATCATAAATCGGATACGCGTTGTAAACGTTATCGCCCACCCAGGTCATCCACTGTCGACCCTCGAACGTGGCCTTTCTTCCAGCTATAGTCCTGTATCTATTTAGCGACTCATCCGACCGGATGCCAACAAAACAGGCGCTCAGTTTCCCGCGAGAGAACCATTTCCCGAACTCTGGCACGAACTCCTCGAACTCCATGGCCCGCTTGAAAAATGGAAAATATGCCTCGTCAGTGATGGCGATCTGAGGAGGCGTGCGCACCCAGTCGTCTTCTCGGCCCGGCTCCCAGCAAACCCATTGCGGCTCGAATTGACTGACGGCGTTGCGCAGACGGATGGGCAGAGAGCACCAATAGGGTTCGATGTGGCTGGCGTACTTGGCGTAAATGTCTTCGACGTGCTTGATGGTCAGCGCATATTGCGCTTCAAGGTCCAAAAATAGCAGCCCTACCTTGCGCCCGCGCTTGATCGCCTCGTCCATCACAAGGTGCACCATGACGCTGCTGTCCTTGCCTCCGGAAAAACTAATGTAGATGCGCGGGAAGTCGTCAAAGACGGATGCTATTCTTCGCCTTGCCGCTTCGAGGACGCTGATTCCCAACCCCTTCTTAGCCATGCGCCAACCTCGTCTTTGCTCATCCTGATTATGTCGCCATCGTCGTTTACGCGGCAAAAATATCTGTCAACGCTGCGCCACGATTTCGGAGATTTGACCTCGTAGACCTTGCCAGACTCAAGAACAAACCAAAGCTCAACGCCTCTGCTTCCGCTGCTATTTGCCCGTGCATAATTGCGCTTCGACGGCAAAAACGCGCGCTCGAATCCAAACTTGCCGTGATACCCGATTATTTCCGCGACCCATGGCTTGCGTGGGTTTTTACAGCCGAACGCAGCGCCACCAAGGCCAGGGGCAATGCCGTCGAGCTTGCCGGAGTAAAGGGCGAGTTGTGCATCGCCCGACTCTCCGATGTACTCTAGGCAGAGAGTTGCCTTCATTCCTGTCTTTGAGCCCTGAGGAATTCGTCTGCCTGTTCTACGGTAAAGTCTTCTTCAAATTGGTAGCTTTCGCATGAATATGCGTCGGCTGAATACATGCCGAACTTTTCAAGAACAAAAATCGTCTTCCCGCTTTTGGGGCTGACATATATGGACTTTGTTGCGCCGCCAGCTCCGACGTGCCAAACCTTTCCTGTCAAGTCTTCAACGCGCTCAACTTTTACACCGTGCTTTTCCAGCTCGGTGGCCAGATCGGAACAGTCAAAACTGTGATGCTTAATAGGCTTGATCATTTTCGTCCTCCCGTTGCTTGACGTTCTTGTTGATCAAAACCTAAGGCTCTTCTCTCTTTGTGTCAATAAATTTTTATTAAATTTTTAATAAAAATTTATCTACACACCTTCCTCAACACTTTTGAATTTTGCCCCGCAAATTGGGCATTTGTGGTATCGCTCCCTGCTCCCTCTGGACCATGGCCGCGTGCAGTAAACGCCCATTTCGCGGCCGTGCAGTTCGGCCTTGCAGACCCTGCACTGGACTCCAGTCACGGGGCTGTACGTCACGGGCCCCGGGTTGAGCACCACTTGCACGATCTTCCGCAACGCTTCGATGTCTTGCTTCATGCCTTCCCCTTTGGTTTTCATGCGTGGAAATTTGGGTTAATCCGCATGCCGGACATGGGTCCGCGCTGCGGTTGTTGCTGGCGCCTGACGACCTTTGTCTGCCGGTAGTCGGGCTGGTGAATGGACTGGCGCATGTTTGGGGCCCAATCGACATGGGCGCAGGCACAAGCATAGACCTCGCAGTCCAGGTAGTGGTTGGCCCCGCGCGCCTCCCAGGACACGCGGCCGTCCTTGCCGATGATCTGCCGCTCGGCGCAGATCTGGCGGATGTAGTCCTCGCCCGTGGCCGAGTTGAGCCACATCTGGCCGACCTCGGCCCCGCGCCACATGCGGGCCTGCACCTGGGCCTTGAGGACATGCGTGTCGAGGATGCGGATGGTCAGGGTGTTCTGGTAGCGCTTTGGCATGTCCGGGTCCTTGCCAACCTGCGAGGCCTTGACGACCGTGTCCTGGCGGCGGGACGCGCCCTTGACGCCGGAGATGACGTCGTCGTCGCGGTCATACAGCCAGTTCTTTGTCTCCTCGGTTTGCGACCATCCAGCTTCCTTGGCCTGTTTGTCCTGGCCCTCCTCGTAACCGCCGATGTCGACGGCCGCCCGCCACAGGGGCATGACGACGTCCTCGCGGCCCTCGACGGGCCAGCGCGAATCAAGGAGCGTCTCGACGTCGGACCACGTGTCCAGAAATCCGTGCTGCACCAGCCAGGACTCCCCGGCACGGGACCAAGCCCGGACCACGAAATAGAAGCCGGTCATCTGCACGTCGATGCCAGCGGTCAGGCACCAGGCCTCGGCAGGCACCTCCATCGGCGGACGATCGGTGATCATCTGCCGGATGCGGTCGGCGTCGGTTTCGAGTGCGACAACTTTCCCCGGCATGGCCTTGTGGTTGTTGTCGAACTTGACCATCTCGTCCGGGATGCCTGACTGGTGCGCCTCGAACCAGTCTGCCAGCACTGCGGACAGCGAAATCTGCGGGGACAGCCAGGAGGGCAGGTGCACGCCGACGATCTCCGGGCGGTCGACTATCGACGTCGTCACGCCACGACCTGCGGCCACGGCCTTGTTGCGCTGCGCGTCCGTCCAGAGCTCCCCGCAATGCTCGCAGCGGTAGCGGCCAAGGCGACGGCCACGGATGACGGCCGGGTCGCGCTCCTGACCCAGGACGACGATATGGTCCTTGTCCATGATCTGGGCGCCGCCGCACACGGGGCAAGCGACTTCCCACTGGTAGATGGCCTGGGCCTGGCGCTGCATGTCCCGCCAGATGGAGGACTCCATCATCGTGCCGCGGGGCTTGCTGACGCGCATAACTTTGGAGTCGTCAGGATAGCTGATGACGCGCTCCTCTTGCGTGCGGGCAGCGCCCTGCTCCTCGTAGGCGTCTTCTTCGTCAATAACGATGACGCGCATGGTCGTGGTTGACATCGAGGCTTCAGACCCGGACCACATGCCGTAGATCGTTGCCCCCTTGAGGTTGATATGCGTGACCTGCAGGGCGTTTTTCTCGGCAAGATCTGCGGCAAGGACGGGGCTTGTCGAGTAGTGCTTATGGAGCTTCTCCCGGAATACGCGGCTCAGCGCCTCCTCGGAGCGCATGCCGACGCCGCCCGGAGACGGGTCGCGGTACAGTTCCGCGGCCAGGCATGCGTATGCGATGGTTGTCTTTGTCGTCTGGCTCGGCGCCACCACAAAAACCTTGCGCACCCAGGGCTTGTCCCACAGGTCCATGATGAACGTGGCGTAAGGGCTCTTGGCGTGCTGGAAACAGAGGCCCTTGTCCGGGCCGGTGACAAGTCGGAAATGCTCGGCCGCAAACTCGGCCGTCGAGACCCACGGCCTTGACGTCCAGGCCTGCGCCGCGCCTGGGCGCAGGATCGGGACGGAGTTGCGGATCTCGGACCTACGCATCGAGGGCCCTCACATAGTAGCGTTCAAGCATCGCCTGTGCCTTGTCTGGATCGCCGCCGGAGCTACGGATGAGGTCGCGCATGGCCAAGAGTTCCGCGTCCTCCCTGTTCGCCTGATATAGCGCCCACGCCTCGCGCATCTCTTTGGTCAGCCATTCGCCACGGGCGAACACGTCGAGCGCCCGGCGCAGGTACGGCTTGTACATAGCCACGATGTCCGGCTTGCGCGCGGCCATCCACGCCAGGAGATCCTCGACCTTTTCCTGGTCGCCACCGACCAGCTCAACGACCTGCGCCGCCGTGCCCCTTTCGCCGCCGACAAGATCAAGCACGTGTTCGGCCGTAGACCGCACCATGGGAGAGAGGTGCATGCGGATGGCATGACAGAGTTCGGCCTGTTCGCGGTCGACCACAAGGATGTCGACGTATTCGGCACGGGCCTTGCGAACCTCGATCTCTTTGAGCTCGGCGTTTGCGTCCATGAGGCGCGCGGACGCCAAGGCCTTTTTGTCTGCGGCCCCTGTCGTGTCGGGAGATCCAGGGATGACCGGCTTGTCATCGGCAGATGTTTCGGCTGATGGCAGCCGCTTGAGCCTGTGCGTCACGGCGTAGCGGCGCACCTCTGCCTGGCTGAACCCGCCGCCTTTGCGAGGCGAGAGTTTGTTCTCTTTGACCGCGCGCCCAGGCTGGGCCTTGCTGCACGAATAACCAAGTCCGCGCAGATACTGCCACACCTGATGGAGGTTCTGGAGAGGATCGGGAAGATGGTCAGCCACGCCGCCCCCCATAAACCTGATCGCAATCACTCTTCCACTGGCACCCCGGCCCAGGCCACACTATCGTTGCGCAATGCCACGAAATTGACCGCTCTTCAGAGCATGTCAGCCTCCCGTCGATCTCCACCAGGCGCAGGCATCCCCGGCAGTCGGACACAGGGCGCGGCACGACGACGTCCTCGGGCGACCACTCGTCGTCCTCTGGATCTCCAGCAGGCAGCCCGGGAACGGTGGCGAGGCCCTGGACGACGATCTCGTCGCAACCCGGCCACAACTCCCGCGGCTCGATGTCGCGGCGGATCTGCCGGTCGGCCAGCTCGGAGAGCAGGGACTCAATCATGGCAGGGAGCTCTTCCATGGGCGCAGCGTGCAGGGCGGTCACGTCGCGGATAGCGGCGATGCACTGGGCGTGGCGCTGCAGGTCGGAGCGCAGGGCGTGGAGTTCGGAGTAGGCCGCGGTCATTGGGCGTCCTCCATCAGCCGGTCCACCTCGGCGCGGGCAGCAGTCAGTTGGTCATAGTATGCGGTGTATTCAACGCTGGCCATGTCATCCACACACTTCATTCGATTGGTTTCGAGCAAAGCAAAGTACTTCTTCACCGCCTCCCGCAGCGCGTTGTGACGGGTGAGATCATTCCGCAACCGGACAAGCTCATCCTCTGTGTACGGGAACCAGGTTTCCAGGCTGCTGTCCGAGTCCCATTTGCGCTTGTGGTCCATCGCAGCTGTGATGCGATCAAGCATCTTTTGTCCTGTGATCGTCAGTCCGCACGGGATACAGTCGAGCGTCGCTTCCTTTCCAAACACTCCTTCATAACAATCAAAATCCAGCAGTCCGCCGCATATCGGGCACTTCATCTCGCTCATTTCTCCTCCAGTACGCGACGTAAGTCTTTTTCTGCTGCCCGTAATGCTCCAGCCAAGTCGCTTTCACCAAGTACACCGATAGCAGACGGAAGGTATAATTCCAGCGCGAGTAAATAAATCCTTGCGCATACCTCCAGCTTCGCCACGCGGGCGCGGATGGCTGTCAGTTCGTCAACACCGTCTTCACCACTGAGAATGACGTCCCAAACGCTTTGCGCGTAAGGCTCGTCTTGGTTGCAGACGATGTAGTAATTATCCTCAGACTTTCCGATAGAGCGCCTGTGCGCCTCAATGGCGATGCGTACCATGCTCATTGCGCATTTGATATGCGGAGATGTTATCTCCGCTGCGCAAAAGTCTTCATTTTTAAAGACTATGTACTTGTTTTGTATTTTCTCTGCCATCTCACTCCTCCCCCACCAGCGCGGCCAGTGCGTCGAGTTGCTCAGCGGTTACGTCTGCGACACCGTTTAAAATGCCAAATTCAATAGGCTTTTCGTGCCCTGTGTATGGTATAGAACATCGCGCAGTATGTTTTACCCACGCCTCCACTACCGGCCTCGCCGCCTCCTTCAGCGCGGCAAGCTCGGCCACTACGGTCGCGTGATCCGCATCCTTCGCCCGCAGCGCAGTGGCCATCGTGCGCAGCTGCTCGGCCATCGCCTCAACCTGGTCCCCAATTTTGCGCATCTGCTCGGCCTGCTCGGTGCGTCCGCCAGCGACGAAGGCGGCCTGCAGGCTGCTGATGGCGCGCAGGGCGTCGACTTGGTATTGTGGCATATTAAAATCCTCCGCGCGGCGCACGGCCGCGATGTTGCAGTTGGCTCGGACCAGGGCCGCAGCCATAGGCGGACACACGCTGTTGCCGCACATGCGGACCTGAGCCGTCTTGGTCAGGGGGCGCCCGCCTGCGTGGTCGATCACATACGAATCGGGAAAACCTTGCGCCCGGAAAAGCTCTCTGGGCTGCAGCATGCGCAGGCCGATGTCGGCAATGTAGTATGGCTTGCCCTCGACATGGACGGTCACGAGGCCGAAGCGGTCGCGCGTGGTGATGGTGTGCAGTGGAGACTCAAGGCGAGGGTCCTGGTCGGCCGAGTAGTATTTGAGCATGAAGGCGGTCACGAGGCTATGGTGGTCCTTGGTCGTCACTGTGCCAATGGGTTGGCGCAGTGACGAGCCGACGACACCCGTGAAGTGCTTTGCCAGAAACGCGGACACCAGGGCGTGCTTCTGTCCTCCGGCCACGATGGTGCCGAGAGGCTTTTGCAGGTCCAGGGAGCGCGGGGACTGCCCGTGGCGCTCCCCGTAGCCGGTCTGGATGAGCGACGGCACGACGATCGCCTTTTCCCCGCGGTTCGCGCAGGTGATCGTGTTGATCGGGCTGGCGATATCCTCCAGCCTGCCCCCGTGCGTCAGGTTGACGATGAAGGGCCGCTCGGCCTGCACAACATACCGCATGATCCCCTTGGCGATCCGGCACATGGTCGCGTCGGCCAGGGGCCGCTTGCGCTCGAAAATCGACGGACACGGAATCGACCAGTCGATGCAGTCCGCAGCGGTCCGGTAGGGCTCCGAGCGCCCCGGGCCGTGCGTCGGCTCCGGCCAGACGATCCGGCCGTTGTTCCGCTTGGCGATAAGGAACAGGCGCTTCCTGATCGTGGGAGCGCCGTAGTCGCAGGCCCGGAGCTCCCGGTACTCGACGCGGTAGCCGAACCTGCGCAGGCGCCTGACGAACCAGCGGAAGGTGTCGCCTTTGGCCGATTCTATGACGCGGCCGCAGTGGTCGACAGGCCCCCAGCTTTTGAACTCCTCGACGTTTTCCATGGCGATCATCTCCGGCCAGCACGCCGGGACCCATTTGTCCGTGATCACGCACGCCAGAGATCGGCGCTTGTCGTCGCGATTCGGGGCAGAACCTTTCGCTTTTGAATGGTGCGTGCAGTCCGGGCTGGCCCACAGGAGCGCCACGGGGCGGCCCTGAGTTGCCCATGACGGGTCAACGCTCCACACGTCCTCGATCAGGTGGTGGCATCCTGGGTGGTTCTGCTTGTGCATGGCCACGGCCTCTGGGTCGTGATTGATGGCCAGATCCGGGTCACGGCCAAGAGCCATGCGGATGACTTCGGATGCGCCGCCGCCGCCCGCGAACAGGTCGACGATGATGCCGGGGCCGGCGCTGGGGATGTCGATTGGGAGGTTCATGCGCACCCCAACGTGCCCACGCGATGTCTCTGCGCCGTGCGCGGCTGCACTTCTTCGATGGTTATCGACCCGGGCAGGATGAACCCGCTTTCCGTCCGCTCAGGCTTCCCGTGGCAGCGCCGCCAGACCTTGTCACAGCCTGTGCAGCGGAAGCAGTCCATGGGCAGGCCGTCCGTTGCCGCGTCGAAGCCCGTGGCATGGCCGCAGTGGGCGCAGGTGATGGTGATGTGGTCACATACAGTTGGATGAGACATAAGCGCTCCATGCCGTCATGACGGACTTAGCCAGTTCCTGGTCGTTCATGGCGCGAAGTTCGTCCGCAGAGAACATCCCCTCGCCGCAGTGGTCGGCCTCGCCAACGCAGAATTCCCGCTCGTGCCCATCCATTGGGCCGGCCACCGGGCCGTGGACATAGTGCCTGACAAAGCGCTCTGCTTCTGTGCAAAGAGCGCAGTCAGGAGATCCGAGCCACGGGCATGCCGCAGGGCAGGGGCGCTTCAAAAATTCACTCATGCCTCCTCCTCCGGCTGTTCCGTTGCCGGCTGATATTTTGAGATCGTCCCCACTGCATGGGACGATGTCCAAGGTTGCGCTTGACTCGCGGCTCTCGCGTCGATCCCCGCGATGATGACGCAGGTCGCGCAGAACATGGCCGGCACGCCGATGACGAGGATGCCCAGGGCCCAGAGGATGAATTCGAAGAAGTTCATGACCGCCTCCTAGCCTTGCGGCGGTTAGCCCTGGACTTCTGGCTCATCTGGCGTTTACCGATGGTCACGGACGGCCGCGACGTCGTGACGGGACGCGAAGCACGGAACAGCTTCTGGATTTCAAGATACTCGCCAAGAAATGGAAGTGCGATCAGCGGGAAGAATGGAGTGGAGTCCATTATGCCGCAACCTCCCGCCCAAACAACACGGGCACGCGCCCCGGGCCGTGGACGATCGGCTCAAACTTCTTGTCGACCTGGGCGACAAGCTCCCTGTGCGTCTTCATGATCCCGGCGCCGGAGATCTTGAGCTCCGTCTTGCCGACAAGGCGCTTCGAAAGCGTGAACGTGCCGGAGCCGTCGGGATAGAACTGGAACGCCAGCCCGGACAAATCCGGAGCGATATGGACGTCCAGGGATTCGTACCCGGCGAGCTTCAAGTTCTCGACGCACCTGGTTGAAAAGTAGACGGCCTTCGGAGTGATGCGCACATATGAGAGCGCGCGTTGCTTGCGGCCCATCAGGGTGTCGTACTTGGGCCACGCGCTGAACGGGTCGAAGACTTCGGACTTCGGCGCCTGGGGCTTCACGACTTCAAGGGCGGGCGCTGCTGCGGCCTTGACTTCGGACATGATCGGATCTGCGGTGCGCTTTTTTGCTGGTCTGGACATGGTTGTTTTCTCCTGATTTTTCGCCCCTTGCGTGGGCTTGGTTTCAACGATCTTTTCCTTGGGCATTGGAGCAGGCATAGGCACAGGCTTAGGCGCAGGGCTCACAACAGGGCCGCCACGGCCCTGCGCAACATGGCTCACGCCATCCAGGGGTCTGGCCATGGCCTTCAGCTGCTGCAGCACCAGGCTGCACTCGAGGCACGGTCTGTACGTCTTCGGGCTGCCCTTGGCGGCGATGTAGCGCGCCACACACTCCTCGGCATTGACCCAGGCTTTGACGCGCTTGCACTGCCAGCGGCAGCCGGCCGCAAAGGCCTTGGCGCGGAGGTCTGCGTCCGACGCGCGACCATTGATCGGTTGCGGGGATTCAAGATTCGATTGCGTTTCCATCGCTGGCCTCCCAGGTCACGTCGACGTCGTTGTCCATTTCGTCGAGCAGGTCGATCTCTTTCGGGTCGACATCCTCGAAACGCTTATTCTCGCCGACAGAAAAGTTGAGTTGCCCGGCCACCCAGAGGCCAAGCGCGTCGCGCGAGACGTCGACGGGGACGGATACGGTTAAGGTCATTTCAGTCATTACCGGCCTCCAATATTTCGTCGTGCCGCCGCATAAGCTCTTCAAAATCCTGCTGACCGACAGCGTCCCGAAGCCCACAAAGTACCACGTTAACGCGTTCTTTGCTGGGCATTTTGAAATCACGGTCAGCTTCCATTTCTTCCGGGCAACTAAGCAGTTTCCTCATCACCCTGATGTCGAAAGTATGATCCCTCCACCTGTACCAGTAGATCATCCCAAATTGCGGGTACGCATACACTCCGCCAATTTTGACTCCTCGGGACCCAAACTCTGGCAAATTTTTTTCCTGGTCCGAAAATCTAGTGATCAACATGATTCACTCCCCCTTGCGAGCCGCCATCGGGGCCCAGTAGTTCTTTCCATGCACGCCCGTCGATGCGGCGGGGTGCGCCTCAACAAACTTGAAAACGTCGTTGTCGTACCAGAACAGGCGCGAGGCCTCGCGCATCAGGTCCCAGTGCGCCATCTCCCAGGACCAGTCCTGCTCCCACTGGCCGTCACCACGCTTGCGCATCGCCATGATCGTCATGGCAGCATCCGACACGCGACACACGATGGACGTCGACTGCAGGATGCGCCCGAACCGCACCACGCTCTCCGGAGGCCCGGCAGGTCTCTCGACACTCTCTGCCTGTTCAACCCCGCTTCCCCCCTGTGCGTTCCCAAGGGCAGTAGGTCCAATCCGCCACGCCGGAGGCACACTGCGCAGGACGTGCTCCCGCACGGACAGGCCGAGCTTGTGACAGTCTCCCGGATCCATCTTTCCCTCTCCCTGGGGCCGAATGTCCTCCACATCGATGCCGAGAGCCGCAGCCAGCCCTCCGTCCTCCGGCTGATCCGGCTTGCGGGTTGATACGGTCCAGGTGCGCACGGCCGTGTCCCCGGCGTCGTCCCGATCAATCCAGAGGCCGACCCACGCTGCGCCCATCACCGTGCGGTGGGAACGCTCGTCGTGGGGCCGCGTCTGAGCTGATCCTAGGGCCACTACCGTGACCACGTCCCCGACCTCCTGTGCCAGAAAGATGGCGTCCAGCTCCGCTTCCACTAGGATTACGGCCTGGTGCTGCCCTGGCCATGTGGACGGCAGCACCAGGAGGGGTTGAGGACTGACGGCGCCGCCGATGACTACATAGTACTTGGGGTCCTTCTCGGGCTGGCGCACGCGCATGCGGATGACGCGGTCATTGTCCAGCATGGGGATGAGCAGACCGCGCGGGACCTTGTGCTTGCGCTCGGTGCCGTTATCCCAGGTGGCCGGTGGCAGGCCCCATGCCGGGTAGGGGCGGAGGTAATCCGACTCCAGCCAACCAAGTCGACGACGGAGGACAGTCTGACGGGTGATTCCGCGCGCTGCCAACCAGTCCATCTGGACGGTGTTGTCCAGCAGGGCGGCGTGAGCTGTGGAGGTTAGGCTGGTGGCCCGATCCATCCACTGCTGCGGGGGCAGGGTCACTGGTTTGGCATCCACCTGTACGGGCAGGGAGGCCTGCGGCATGCGCAGGGTGGGAACGGCCGGACGGCGATCCGGGCTGACGTGCGGGGCGTAGCGGGCGCGGAATTCGCGAAAGGCGTCTCCGGGCTCCAATCCGGAAATGTCTCCGAACAGCTTGATCAGATCGCCGGACTTGCTGCAGGACCGGCAGTGCCCCAAATCCTTGGCCGGGTTGTAGCTGAAGCCGCCCCTGCTGGACTCCTCATGCCACGGGCACCAGGCCCAAACCTGCCCGCCGCGCATCTCCGTGTCGCGCAGGATCTGTCCGGCCACCGTTGTGCAGCCGTCCGGACCAAGCCAGTCCAACGCCTTACCCATGACGCACTCCAGAATGGACTGTTTGGCGGGTGAAATTTTCTAGGTCCACATTTATGGTCCACAGTCTATCTCTCTCTTTTTCTTTCTTTTTTTTCTTATTGTGGAGGGAAAGAGGAAAAAGAGAGAAAAAGAAGTTGTTCTGAAAGAAAATAAAAAACGCTATAGAAACGTAAGAAATCAGCAAAAACGGTCCATAGGTCCCTAATGGTCCTTGTGGCCTGAAATTACATGCCTTTTTTTGTGGACCAAAAGGGAGGATAAACGGATTATTGAGAGAGTAGGCCAATCCCGACATAGTAGTAACTCCCTGCTTTGATGCGTTCGAATTTCTTTTTCATGCGCCCGCCAAAGAACTTCATTCCGGGCACATGACGGCCGTGGTATTTCTTGTACCACTCGTCCCAGGCCACATAGAGCTCGGTGGCCGACGTGCGCACGGAGTCGTCATCCACCGTCCAACAGCACTGATCGATGAAGTCCTGCACCACGTCCGTTTCGCGGGCCATGTCCTTCGTGGATTGGCGGTGGCGGGCAGATTCTGACAGCCTGCGGTTGCGCTGCCAGGTGGCGTTGCCTTCCAGCATCCAGTTGAAAACGCCGGGCAGTTCGTGCGCCTTGATGTCTTCTGCCAGCCCTTTGATCTTGAGGCGCTCGTTGGGTTTACGGGGATTGTCCACGAACGAGTTTTCCCAGACGATCGTGCGCTGCCGCTCTTCGATGGCAAAATCGCCGTCCATGGCCGGCGGCTCGTTGGTGTCCAGATTGAGCTTGTGGGTCTGGTCGAAACAGACCTCGTACTTGTCGTTTGGGTTGCGGCCGTTGAGCTTTCCGCCTCCGGTGAGCAGCTTTACCTGCGGCTTGTCGAGCTTGCGCCCCTCGCCGGTCTCCGAGACCCAGACCGCGCGAGCCCCATATAAGGACATTATCTCCGGCGACGGCCCGGAAGCGGACTTGCTGCGGCCCTGATCTAGGACAAGCTCTGCCTTGACCTGGACGGAGTAGGGGCCAAGCACGGCGGAGATGATGTCCTGGTGGGTGCTTTTGCCGTTGCGGCCGGCGCCGATGTTGACCACGTAGCAGTGCTCCTCGACGCTGCCGGTCAGCATGTAGCCGTCCCAGGTCTGCAGGAGCTCGATGTCATCAGGCTGGAGAGATGATTCGAGGAAGGCGAGGAATTTTGGACATTTCGCTGCCGTGTCAAAGACGATCGGACAGACCTTGGTCAGCATGTCGCCAGGCCTTCCAGGGCGGAACTTATGCGTGCGCAGATTTATCACGCCATTCAGTACGCCGATGATCCAGATGTTCTGGTCAAAGGAGTCACCCTTGATGCCCAGGCCTTGTTCACCTGGAAGCGTGGCGGCGAAATGGAGGCAGTCCGCCCGGCCTGCCTTGCGGCGCAGGCTGCGAACAATATCAATGATGCGCTTCTTTTCTTTTTCTGCGGCCTTGCGCTGGTAGTCGTTCTTGCTTTCTCGGTGTTCCGCGATGCGGTCTTCGATTGGCGCGATCTCTTCGGCACACCGCTGGGCAACCATGTCCACGGCACCAAGTGTCGCGACGGATCCATAGTCAAGCTCCCAGTAGTGGTCGCGATAGACGTACCATTCCTGCGAGGCATGGCTGAAGAGGAACTTGTCCCGGAACATCGCGGCGAACAGCATGCCCATGCCGAGGGACTCGGCATCCATGCACTGCACGACAAAGCGCGAATCCACCGGATGCGGGGTGATCATGCCGCCACCCCCGCGGGGATTTTAGCCTGTGAAACTCCAGGCCGGTTGATCCGGATTACCAATTTACCAGTTTTTGAAATGTTTTTGTGCGGACGGATGCCGGACTGCATGCGACCCCTGTAAGCTAGGCCCCCGGAAGGACCCACGACGGCCCGGGTCGGGCAGGGGCGGCTTTGATGATTGGCGCAGCGGGAAATGGATTGGGGACAGGGGAAAGCGGCGCCGACGCCTGCGGAGGTGGGGCAGGAGTGGGGCAGACGGCAAAACAAAAGCGGCGTGCGTGCCTCGGGTGATCCCGAATTGATACGCAAGCCGCTGATATTCTTGGTGCCCCCACCATGACTCGAACATGGGCAAACCAGGATTAGGAATCCGCTACAGGCCAAAGACGCAGCGTTGCGTTGCGTGAGAAAATCAAATGATGTAAGGGCTTGAGCGTCCGCCACGTTGGCGGCGCGTTTCGCTACATATAAGCAAAATGGGGCAGGAGTGGGGCAGCTATGAGCGGCATTGCCAGCAAGTATCCAGGCGTCAGGTATCGAGAACACGCCACAAGAAAGAACGGTCGCGTCAAGGACAGATACATCTTCCTGCGCCACACCGTCAACGGGCGAACCATAGAAGAGGGCTACGGATGGGCAAGCAAGGGCTTCAACGTCGAGAAGGCCAACGAGATCCTCTGCGTGCTGAACCAGAACAACCGCACCGGCACCGGCCCGCAGACCCTGGTCGAGATGCGCCAGATCGCCCAGGCCGAGAGGGACGAGGCCGCGCGTGCCGCAGCTGCGGCGCGCAAGGACATCCCGGTCACGGTCGGCGACCTGTACACGGCATACATCGCCCACGTGGCCTTGGAAAAAAAGAGCTGGGAGAGCGACAAGCAGATCTTCGAGAGCAGGCTTCGGATCATCGAGCACATGCCCCTGGATCAGATCACACCCGAGCGGATCAACGCCCATAAGCGGCGCCTGACCTACGAGTTCGCCCCAGCCAGCGTCGTGCACGCCCTCGGCCTGCTGCGGCGCATGGTCAACTGGGGCGCAGGGCACTACGCCAAGGGCTGGCCTGACGGTGTCCCGGCAAACCCATTGCAGGGCGTTACCATGCCCAAGGTCAACAATGCCCGGCTGAGATACTTGCGCCGGACTGAGGCAGACGACCTGCTTGTCTGGTTGGCCGAGAACGACCCGCTTATGCACGACGCGGTCACCATGAGCCTGTTCACTGGCATGCGCCGTGGCGAGGTTGAGGAAGTGCGGTGCGGCCATGTCGACCTGGGCGCCATGATCGTCAACATTGTCGACCCAAAGTCCGGCGTCACCCGCGAAACGGTCAGCATCCCCGACAACATCGTGCCCATGCTCAAGGCGCGCATGGAGGGCCGCGGCCACGGAGAGCGCCTCTTCCCGAGCCCAGTGACCGGCGGGAAGACGCATAGCATGAGCCCGCGCTTCGCCAAGGCTGTCAAGGCCGTCAAACTGAACGACGGCGTTGAGGATGCGCGCTACGACGTGACGTTTCACACTCTGCGCCACACCTACGTCAGCTGGCTGGTCATGGCCGGCGTTGACCTGCGCACGGTGCAGGAGATGGCCCGGCACCGCAGCTTTGAAATGACGCTCAGATATGCGCATCTTGCCCCTCGCGCACAACGGAACGCGGCAAATCTGCTGGCCGGATTTTCGGACTCATCGACCGATCACGGCTGATCTTGCGGACCTGCTCGATCATGGCGCTTGATTCGCCGATGTCGGCATAGCCACGGTCGCAGAGCCAGGAGAGCAGTTCGGCCGTCGGGTAGATGACCCTGTTGGACACACGGACGGCGCCACGAGGCCCCCGGCCGTCGCTGTCAGCCTTGGCCAAGGTAGCCACTGCGATGATGCCGCCCAGGAACCAGTGGATCTCGTGGCGGGCGATGAAGGGCGGCAATGCGGCCGCGTAGGTGCTGATGAATTCTTGCTTAGTCATGGTCCTGATCCTCCTGCGAACACAAAACACAAATTCCGAAACGACTGTCAAATATGTTCGAAGCCTTCTCAGGCCGCGTCCCCGCGCTGGTCCAGCAACTCGTCGATCTGCTTGGCGATAGTTCGCCGCTCATTTTTGTTGCCGTTGACCATGACCTGCGCGGCACGTTTCAGCAGGGCTTCCCACTTGGCCTCGCGCGTCTCGAATTCGCGGATGCGCTTCATGTGCCCGACGTCCTGCCTGAGGAACGCGAGGCCGCGGGAATAGGGCTGGCTGCAGCCGTAGTCGTCGAGGGTCATGTCCATCATGCCGGCTCTCCTTTGTCACACGACTTGTGCCAGCAAACGCCTTCCTTGTCGGCGTAAAAATCGTCGGATTCGAGGATGGGGAGCTCGCAGATTTCGCACATGCCGACGACCTCAGTATCGCCAACCATGTCCACGACCCATCCGTCACGGACGAATTTCTTGACCTCCTCGATGCTGTTCACGGTCACGATCTTGCGCTGGATTCTGCCCATTTCGATTTCGATGCTCATGCCGCACCCCCTTCGCGCTGCTGCTCCCATTCGACCAGGTAGCCCGCCTTGACCGGCCGCATCTGGACGCCGATGGCGGCGCGCATGTTGTTGTTCTCAACTGCCAGCTTGACATTGTTGGCCCGCAGGACGGCGTTTCCTGCCCGTAGGGCGTCGATCTCGCGTTGCAGATCGCTGCACTTGTGACACATGCTATTTGTCCCCCCAGCGTTCGTCCTCGCGCGAGGACATGCCCATGCACGCCATGATGACGATCAGGACGACCCCTGCCAGCGTACCGACTGCGACGGCTACCATATACGCCCCCAGATGACGGCCGCGACGAGCAGAGCCGTGACAATGATGATTGCGGTGATTGTCATGCCTCGACCCTCCGGAATTCGATGACCCACACCCAGGGTTTGCGGACCAGTTGAAGGCGCGCGGTTTCTCGTAGATGGAAGCCCAAACTTTCCGGTACGCCTCGCGCGGGTCCAGCTCCCACTTGTGCCAACGCCACCCGAAATCGTCTTCTCCCGGCAAGCCATCTGCATCTGGGATACCCCACTTCACGGCCACGCCGTCCTTGGTGATGCCGCGCAACCCTTCCGCCTTCGCCTCTTCTCCAGTGATGCCCTGAATGCGCTGCACGCGCACGTCGGTGATCTCCATGGTGATTCGGGACGCCCATCGCGGCATGTGGATGGAGGGACGCCATTTTAAATCCGCAGGGACATTCCCCCATGAAGCCCTGTAGTACGGCTTCCCGTGCCCTCCACCGCCGTCTTCGTGGCCTTCCATCCATGTCTCGCGCACCCAAAGACGGTCTCCAGGCTGGCCGTAGGGGCAGGCGCTCGCCACCTCTTGCCAAGCCCATTTTCTTTCGACCAAAGAATCCCGTTTCTCGGCCCTGCGTACGCTGGACCTTGTCTGCTTGTATGGACTGGAGTGCTGCCTAGTATGGTCGATTCTGGCGTTCATCTCTGATCCAAAACGAAACCAATGCGCTGGCCTGCTCCCTGGAAAAGGGTGTGTAGACCCGGATATTGTTTCAACGCTCCCGGGCGCGATCTCATGCCAAGTTTCCGAAATTTCGACACTCGTTGGTTGGGGATAAATCGGCCGCCGCGTCTGCGTCTTCCGTCCATCGAGAATGGCTCGAACCATGGCCGCGTTCATGAGAATTGGACGCTCTTTCATGCCGCAACCTCCATAACGAGATCCACCACCGGAAGGCTGGCCTCGAACATCCGCGCCTCTTCCTCGGGGATGTCCCCGAGCACGAGGTCGAGCAGCTTTGTCGCCGTCAGGTCTAGATTGATCCAGGGTCGCGTGCGGAGTCCAAGGGTGCGTCGCAGTTCGGTCAGGGCGTGATGGCTGGCGAAAATCGCCAGACAGGCCGACATGGCCGAGTCCGCAGCCAGGTGCGGCCAGTGCTGCCGATAAGACAGGTGATGTGCCTCGCACACGCGGTCGATGTTGCGTGTACCGCGAGCACTCTTGATGCGTGGCAGGGTGTCGATGACCTTCTGTGCCCACTTCTCGACCTTGATCGCTTGCCTAGCTCCTGGCCCCATCAGGACGCCACCCTTGCGCATGATCCGGACCTGATCGAGCAGGATGCCGACGACGATGGAGCAGGTGGCGTTCTGGGCGGCGATTTTGCGGATGTCGCTCATATGATCACCTGCGCCCGCACGAACGACGGCAGATATTTTTCGCTGAGCTGCACGCCGTCGCGGTAGAACTCGGCCGTGTCCAGGAGCTGCCGGGCCACTGCCGGGTCGATCAGCGTTTCAGGGTTGGCCATGAAGCGCGTGCGGAGCAAGGAAAGTTCGGCGTCGGAAAGGATCTTGGTTTTGGCGCTCATGCGTCACCGTCCTTGATTCCTATGTCGTTCCCGTGCTCATTGATGTACTCAAAGAGTATCTTGACGATAAAAGTCTTTCCGCAACGCTGGAGGAAGATGCCGTCACGGCATAAAACCCTAAGGAATGCTTTGGCGGCCTCGGATTGCCAAGGGAGCAACTTTATGTTCTTGGATTTCAAGTATTCTTCCCACTTCATACCACACCCCCAACCCTGACCAGCGCCCTTGGCTCGACGCCCTGGAGCCAGCCGTGGCGCTCCAGGCTGGTCTGGACGCGCACCAACGCCTGGGCCTCGTCGGCCTGGCCCAGGAGGACGGCAAGACGCAGGCCGGCGACCTGGAGTGGAATGATCCGCTTGACTTTGCGAGATTCGACTTGCATGGTTTTCTCCTACGTTTTGTTGTTTGCCCCGGGGCCGGTTGCAGCCGCCCGGGGCTTTTTTTGTTTCCTACACGATGACCCGCGCGCCGGTGATGTTACCAACGAGCCATTCTTTGATGTTCAGCGCAGCCTGCAGCTTCCACCTTCCGCCGTCCGCCTCGAACAGAGCGACGCCGACCTTGCCGTCGATCTGGCGGACGCGGAAGACGAAGTCGCTTTCGGGCTGCTGTGCTTCGGGGAAGGTGCGATACGGCTGCAGAGTGACCGGATTGGGAAGATCCACTTCGGCCACACGAGCAACGCCCGTTCTGGCCGTGACGCGCTGGCTGATGCCATCGTCGGCAGTCTTGACTTCCGCCGACTGGACGATGCCGGTCACGTACTTCAGTACGTCGTCGCGCATCTTCGTGGGCATGAACGAAGCCATGAGCCCGACCTGAAAATCTTCTCGCTCGATATACTTTCCGAAGGGAAAGCCGCACTCGTGAGCCTTGGCCGTGATGAGCGTCTCGCGCTGGCGAAAATCACCATCGATGGGCCCGATGATCTGCACGGTTCGATAGTCAACGACGTGCAGCATGACCTGCCCCATGGTCACGTTGTCGAGATTTTCGACCAGGTAATCCATGACGCCAGTCAGCGTTGACAACGGCAACGACTCGGCCAGCGGACCCCTGACGGGATGGACGGCCTTGGAGGTGTACGCCCTGTTGCCGATATTCAGGATTTCAACAGCCCCAAGTTCCAAGATGCGGTTGATAGCTTCCTTGATCATCTATTTTGTCTCCATTCCAAAGATGGGCAAAACGCCCTGGTTGAGTTGGCTTTCCGGCCGCAGCTCGAAAGCGAGGGGCTTTCCGGCCTTGTCGCGGTCGATGAGGATGCTGGTCTCCAGGGCCTCGGCTGCAGCCAAGGCGCTGGATGCCTGGAACGTGACACTGGCGATATTGCGCTCTTTGTTGGGCTTGATTTTGAGCTTGAGCGTGACCGTCCTCGCCGATGACGGGCTGGTGTTCGGGTCCATGATGTTGGCCAGAGCGTTGGCGATCTCGTGGTCAACGGCCTCGATGACGGCTCCGCTGTAAAGCGTCGCCAGGGTGATCGGATCTTTTTCCTGCATAATTTTCCCCCTTAAATGTACGCCTCGACTCCGGTCAGGATGGCTTGGCACCGTGCCATGACATCCCCGGCGGCGTTCTTGATTCGCAGCGCCTCGGCCCTGCTGACCTTGCTGTCCTGGCCTGCCTCGATGACCACTGTGGCGATCTGCCCGAACTCGGAGCCGAGGTGCAGGATATGCTGCTCCATCTCGGCCACGGACATGTTCTGCAGGTCGTGCTTGAGGCAGGTGTCGTCGACCCTTGCCAGGAGCCACTGGACGATCACGTTTTCCAGGGCCTCGCGCCCCGACGTGGTCACCTCGATCAGTTCCGGCAGGATTTCGAGACTCGGACTGTGGTGGTCCTTGCGGCTCGCCCAGCGGTCAATCTGTCCTGGCACCAGCTCCAGTTCCTCCTCGATCTGGCGCCGCTTCTTCCCCGACAGGTGCACGGCCAGCCACACGACCTCGGCCACGCCCATCTCCTTCAGCTTCTGAGAGTCCATGAAAACCCCCTTGGGACTTTTCCCGTTCATTCTCCCGTAACCTCCAAATTTTGCTATAAAAAAACCGCGTCCGACTATAAAAAGTTGGAGCGGTCTCTAAAGTTTTTGACAGCGGCTCAACATTTCCTGCTGCTGGTAGATGATCCCGGCCAGGGTGCGGTTGCACGTCGGCAGCGGGATCAGGTCGGCAGGGATGCCCAGGTCGGAAAGAGCCGCGCGGATGGTTTCGCTGGCGACGCCCGTGTTTATTGCCTTTGCGAGCTGGGTGTAATCGACGCCGGCACGACCGGCGACGCCGCGGATAGAGTCCTTGTACTGGGATAAATACTTATCCCACTTATTGCGAAGGATTCCATTTTTTTGTATTCTTTGGCTCATTTTTGTAAAAACCTTGTTGGTTTTTTTAGGCGAACTTTTTATTTCGTCGCCGTTGAAAACCTTCTAATCCAGTTTTTTGGAAATAGTCAATAAGAAATATGGAAAATATGGAAAAAAATAACTGTGCCGAAATTATCGAGGAAAACGTGCAGTCGTTCGGATTAAGACTGACTGAATTTATTGAAAAAATTGGCATGAATAAAAAAAGACTTGCCGATGAGATCAGCATGTCGCCTCAAACGATATCAAATTATTGTTCTGGAATGAGCCAGCCTAAGCCTAGGTTTTTGGAAATTTTGGTTCAGCGGTTTGGTGCAAACAGGGATTGGCTGATGACCGGAAATGGGCCCATGTTCTCGACGCGCCAAGAAAGCCGGCAACCTAGCGGCGAGCGGACGCCCCTGCCCCACGACGAGCAACTCGTCGACCTCAAACATCGGCTTGCCGAGCAGATCCTGGCCGGAATTGAAGAGCGTGACAGGCATTCCAAGTGGTTCACCAGGGCCATGGAAGCTATCGCCAAAACGGCCCAAACGTACGGGCTGACCAAGGAACAGCACCGGGCCGTCATGGACGCCGTGATTGACCCAGAGAAGGCAATGGCAGCGCTGGAAGCTGTCGAGTCCCGACAAGCAGCGGTTGGCGAAGAATAAGAGGTGCCCGGGAGCCACGCATGGTTGCCCGGGTGGCGCGCCGCTGCGCCTGATCCACAGCGACGACCACGCCCCTCTCGGGCAGTCTGCCGCGCAGCTCACGATCAGGACAGCGACACCCAGCCCATATAAAATTGTATGACAGAAACTTATATTGCTGGTTGAATGGCCAATTTAGAGACAGTCAATGTTGAAATGTATGACAACATTTGTTGCTGACTATTTGGCTTTGGCGTGTTAGGTTGGCCGGAAAAAGGAGGTCCGCATGTCTCTTGTGCGCTGCCATTCTTGCAACAAAAAGATCTCAAACGCCGCCACGTCATGCCCTGGCTGCGGCGAGCCTCGCCCGGAAGGTGGGTGGAGAAAACCAAAAACAGGCGTGCTTGGCTGGGCATTTTTGATTGTCGTGCTCATGGCCATGGCCGGAAGGTGCGGGTCAGATAGGCCTCAAACTACCGCAAGCAAAACGCCAGACAAACCCCGCGAGGCCGTCGTCAACTCGCCTTGGGACGGATCTGTCTGGCAAGCCGAGAGGGCCATAAAAAAGCGCCTCAAGGATCCTGAGAGCTTTGAGGCGGTAAACTGGGGCGCCGTGGTCAAGCTGCAGAACGGCTACCAGGTTGCGTGCCAATATAGGGCCAAAAACAGCTTCGGCGGCTATGTTGTCGAACAGGTTTTGGTCGGCCTTGACCTGCAGGGGAACGTCGTCAGCATGGCGGCTGTCAATTAAGGCGCCTCGCTGACGCCTGCCAGCGCCTCGCGGTCCCCAGCTGCAACAGCTGCGGCAACTTCGGCCTGCCTGTCCCGCTCCCACGCAAACGCCTGCGCGTCGAGCTGCGCTCCGAGCAGGAACAGCGTGTTGAGCAGAGACTGAGACATTGTGACGTACACGCCATACCCGTCCGGCCCGTCGCTTGCCTTCCAGCCGGGGACCTGCAGGTCTGGCTGCAGGTCAAAAACCCGCGCCGTTTCTCCATATTTCGCCCGGGCAGTCGGGTCAGAATCGTAAAGCACTCCCTCGTACTCCACTCCGCCTGCCTCGATAGCACGGCGCCCGGCCCTTATGGCTGCGAGCTTCTTCGCGGCCGTGCTGGCAATCGGCTCGACAGTCTGTTCAATGCCTGCAAGAAACTCGGCCTCGGTGATTTCCGTCGATTCGTTCCTGCCAATGGGCGATCCTGCATGGTAACCATGTGCTGGATGACGATAAAATTTCATATCCCACCCCTATCCGATCAGGACTTTGAAGTTTTTGGACATCGCAGACGAGGACGAAGACGTGTCGCGCACCTGGACTGATATGCAATCCCCGGCATTAAACGATACAGTTTTTGTGTAAGTACCGTAGCTTGTTGACGAATGGGTGATCTCGGACTCAAGTGCCGCCCCATTTTTGCACCACCTGATAACAGCGTTTGCCCCATCTTTGGCAACGTCCACAGAAAATGTTGCCTCGCCTGGGCGGTCTGCGACCCAGTAATATGCGCCCTTGTATGGATCGCCGGACACGAACCCGGCTTGTCCGAACACTCGCATAGGGGTGATAGGAGGATATCCTGCCGGCAAGATCGTGCCGAAGGACGAAAACTCCGTGGTCAGGATCTCCGCGATAAACACGAGCGGCGTTGACCCGACAACGTAGTCGCCGCTGTCAAGCCCTGCCACTGCTACAGCTATCGCTGCTGCAACGCCTACAGGTGTCGTCGCCCTGACGGCGTCCGTCCCCGTCGTCGTCTCGGCCTCGGTTGCAAGCTCGACGATGCCCTTTGTAGTCGTCGACGCGTCAGCCGGGGCAGCAGGCGGTTGCCACGACGCGCTCCCGGCTGTTGCCCCCGCGGTCAGCACTTTGCCAGAATTCGCAGTGCCCGTAGCCGGCACATGAAGATTGCCGTCGCCAGTCGGGTGTGTGTACGCGGCCGCGTCGATCGCCGCCTTGGCCGCTGCCGGAGTGACTGCCCGCGTCGCGTCCGTCCCTGTGATGGCTTCGGCGTCCGTGGCAAGCTCAACGCGGCCCTTTGCCGTCGTGGACGCGTCGTCCATGGTGACAGTGATCGTCACGTTTGCCGATCCGTCAAAGTTCGCACTGCCACCGACAACCCCGGACAGAGTGATCGTGCGTGGCGTCGTCAACTTGTCGGCCTGTGCCACGCGCTCGTCGTAGGCCCCTGACGCTTTGGCCTGCAACTCAACCCACGACGTCCCGTTATACTTCTCCCGGCGCTTGGTCGTCGAATTGTACCGGATGGACCCCGTCGGGACATTTGAAGCCGAACTTGCGTCGAGCTGCTTTGCCAGTTCGGCAAACAGCTCTCGCAAGTTTTGCAGCAGGTCCGCGTATCCGTCGCTGCCGACAGGCTTGTTGAAATCTGCCATGGGTTACACTCCCTTTGCCGACCACGACGCATCGCCAGATGCGCGGTCGTCGTTGATGTCGTAGAGCAGGATTTTGAAGTAAGAGTCCCCGTCGTTATAGCTCCAGACGCCAAACCGCGCCGTACCACCTGCCTTTGGCGTGATCGTGATCGATGAGACGCGGACGAAATCTTTGCCGAAATTGACGCTCGTCCCGCCGCTGTCGGCGGCGCTGCAGGTTGCCGTTCCGGCGTCGTTGATGAGCTTGCTGGCCATGACCACGTTGATGCGCGAAATCAGCGCCAGGTCGTTTGCCCCACCGTCCGGTGTGGCCGTGATCGTGTAGCGGACGTAGCGGAACTCGGTTGCATACGCCTCGAACCCTGCGCCAAGGGATGCCCACGGGTCTGTGTCCAGCTCGCGGATCTCGATCTCGCACGACAAGGCCACTGAGCCGTGGATGATCTCCACGGTCGGGGTGATCGTGATCTTTGTCCCGGGCAGCACTTCGCCGTAGTCGATGACCTCTTGATACGACCCTGATGCCGGTGTCGGCTCCAGATAGTAGGGGTACCCGGCATCGATCTGCGCCTGCGGGCTTGCCCACGAATTGCTTGTAAAGTGCTGATCCCATGTTTCGGTCGTGTTCGCCGGGATGAGCAGGCCGTCCGCGCCCAAAAACGCACTGGTCAATGTGCCGCTGAAGTCCGAGTCGTCGTCATAGCTGCGCTCATAGTCGGGCGGCGAACTTACAGACGCAGTAGCGGCTGCCGGCGTGCCGGCGTTGCCGACCACGTCGATGGCCGCGATCCAATACGTGTACGAGCCGGACGCTGCCTCGAAAATCGTGGAGAAGCGTCCGGATAGCTTGCCGATGGGGTCTGCGGTTGCCCAGGTCGCGCCCTTGCGGGCCTCGTATTCTTTGACAGGGAACGTGCCGGCAGGCGGTTCAGTCCACTTGAGCAGGACCTGGTTGTCGATCACCTGGGGCGACACCGACACGGCGCCTGGAGCGGACACCGTGATGCCAACCTGTCCAGCCTCGCCTACGTTGCCCGGGGCGTCGATAGCGGCGACAAGGTACGTGTAGGAGCCGACGGCAGGTCCTGGCGTGGAAAACTGCGTGCCTTTGATGCGACCCAAGAACGTGGCCGACGCCCATTCGGAGCCGACGCGCACCTCGTATTCGACGATCGGGAATACGGACACCGGGGCGGCCCAGGACAGCACGACGTTTGCCCCGTCGATCCCTGCGCCCACATCAGGGGCGGACGGCCCTGTTGGTACGAACTCAACGTCGGCCGCCGTCTCGGACTCAAGGCCGATGATGTCGAACGCCTTGATCCAATAATGGTACGACCCGGCCGCGACGAGCGGAAGCGTCTTTGACGTGGCGTCACCGTCGAATACCGTGGTCCCGGTTTCCCAGTCCGCCCCCAGCCTGATGACGTAGCGGCTGACGTCCTTGTGAGCCGATTTGCCCCAGGTCAGGTACACGCCTGTTTCGACAGCCGTGGCCGCGAATCCGGTGACGTCCGGCGGCACGGACGTCTTGCCGACAACAAGGTGCGACTGCGATTCGCCCCACGCGCTGGCTCTGTCCGTTGTTGCGGTCCTGATTCTGAGATCGTAGACCTGCCCGTCCTCGACGGGCTCAATGTAGAGCTGGCCATCTCCTACTGGCGCAGAGCCTGCGCCGATCCATGTTTCTGAGCCAGACTCACGGCATTGCGCCTGGACAACCTGTGCGTCTACAGTGCTGCCAGACGGGATCGTGAACGCGAGGCAGATCCTGCTGGTCAGCGACCCGTCTGGGTTGCGCACCAGCACCGCCTCGTCGGACCTGACCGACAGGATGATCGGCACCGGAGGTGTCTGGAACATCGAGGCATAGGGCCTGGTGATATTCGTATTGAATTCCGGGATGGTTCCCGTGGCCGCGTCGTAGATCGCAGGGGAATAATCGACGAGCAAGAGCCTGGCCGAGAAATTGTCGCTGGGCTGGATGTGCTTGACCATGAGGTCGGCCGTCTCCTGCCCGACAGGGCCGAAGGACCACAGGTCTCCGACCTCGGGCATGGCGTCTGTCCCGGAAAAATCCAGTACGGTCTGTTCGCCCTCGTTTGTCACGACGTTGCGCACGACGGAAGCGCCGGAAGATGACCGCCACCGGATATTGTAGCTTGTCCCGGCCATCATCGGGCACGCATTGTCAACCGTTACGGTCTGCGCCACCTCGTCGACCGCCTTGAAGCGTCCAGAGGAAAGCCCCCACATGGTCACATCGTGCGAGCACTTGACCCAGTCTCCCCTGGTGCAGACGATGTGCTCCATGTCCGCCCACAATTCGTACTCTTCGGGCCGCAACTTTGCCACGGCGAGCTGATGCCGGCAGAGCTTCCAGATCTGATCCGGGTCCGTAACTCCCTGGAACTCGACGCCCTCAAATTCGGTAGCCGTGCCCTCGTCGTATCCGTCGGCATAGACAATTCGCTCGTCGTTCTGCCACTCGGCATTTTCGTTGACAAACCGACTCCGCCACCCGTGCGGCATCCTGAGGTTTACTTTTGTCCCCCGGAATCCCCACGAGTTTTGCGGGGTAAAGTGCTGCACCGGGCCGCTTCTGGGCTCGTCGATGACGACCGTCCATTTGCCGTTCGGTCGCCCCGGGGCAGCCAGACCAGCAAGGGCGATCGCGGATAATGCCTCCAGTGTCCCCATGCGGAAATCATGGTATCGGTTATACGTCAGGCCGTTGATGCGGCAAAAGTTATGCCAGTACACGAGATCATCGAGGTCGATCTGCGCGTCCGAAACTTTGCGGACCAAGCCCGGGTGCTGCAGGACGTGCCGGAACAGCGACGCCGGGTTGTTTGTCGCGCGCTGCACCCACGTTTCCGTCGGCTCGTCCCAGTCAAGACACTCGGACTCGGCCTCGACGTTGAGTTCGTCGATCGCGCCATTGAGCTGCCCCGTGGCTTTAATGCGGGTGCTGATGATCGATACGGGCTGCGAAAACTTGATTGGGTTGACGAACTTGATGGCCCTTATCGCGGTCCACCACAGGTCATCCATGATGTTGTCCTTGTCCGTCTCTGGGGTGATCCTGCGGGTGCGGACCTCATAATACGCCCGCTCCCCAGGTGATACGCCCCAACTGCGGCGGATGGCGGACGTCTGCTTGCCTATGATTGTCGTCGATTCGAGGGGCATCACGCCAGCAGCGATATCGATGTACGGCTGGCGTGCAGGTGCAAACGGGATGTTAATTGGCGACCCAGGCGTGATCTCGAACCCTGACGCTCCATCCGGTAGAATATACACGATCGAGGTTATCGACGACCCAACGACGCAGATCTGGGCTATCCCCTGATCGTCTCCACGGACGGATGGCGGTCCAGAGCCGACAGCGCCAGCCTTTGCTACGAGGTCGCCGCGCTGGGTGCAGACGAGAGTCCACCACTGTGTGGCATTTTGCCACACCCTTTCTCCGCCGTCATTGACATACCCTCCAGCCCTATCAAGGTATATTTTCTCTGCCGGGATGTCCGCATCGCCGCCCATGTTTTTCCAGGCGTCGTCACCATCACCCTGCTTTCTGTACTGGACCTCTGCCTGGACGGTGTAATATTCCTTGTCCCCGTCCTCGTCGTATTTGATGAGCCCTCGCACGCAGGACAAATCGATGCTGAATCTGTCGCACTCCTGGTCAGTGACCCTGGTCTGCCACCCGTCCGGCTCGGTCAGCTCGATGGAGAGCTGGCGCTCGTACACGTCGTTTGTGTAGTATTTCGGTATCGTGTCTGCTGTTGCGTACGCAATATATTCATATTGTACATCCTCGAAGTCATCGATCGGCGTCTCGCCAATCTTGATCTGGCCCCTGGGTACTACAGGCGCGTATCCAAGGACGAACAGCTGCCTGACAAACTGGTCGTTGCCGACAAGTTCCGAGTAGGGCAAAGCCCCTTGCTTGGGTACAATGCGATGCCGGCCCAGAAGCGCGGCCACAGGGCCGAACGGGTCGATGATGTTGCGGGCGCCGCTCGTCGAGTACGTCGGCGAATCCTGCGACGATCCGGACGAAGGCAGGGACGGCGCCTGCATTGGCAGCAGTGCGTTCATTGCAAGCATGCCAACGGCGGAAACTCCGGCCATAATCCCGGCCGACATCATTGCGCTGCCAGTGGTGAGCGCTCCGGCCGCCGTGTATTGGGCGAATTCCGCTAGATAGTATTGCTGCGAGATGACCGCCACGGCCATGATGACGATGGTCAAGATGCCGCGCAAAGCCTTATTGTTTCCGCCTCCCTGGGGCACGACGCGGTACGTGACGATGTCGCCTGGCAGGGGCCGTGTCGTCTCCCACGCTTCGCGGGGCACGTAGCGCTCCCCGACATACGCATGGCCGTGGCCACGCAGCGACGCAGGCACGTGCATGTCGTTGAGTCCGCGCTCGACGATCTGCGCGACGGTCGCGCCGTGCTCGATCGACCCCGTGACGCGGTCCTGGCGGAATGGGTGCGGGCGGCCGTGGAACGTGATCATGCCTGACATCGGTATATTCCCTCCACGCGCTTGGCCCAGCAGATTGATTTGTACGACTCGTGCGAGGCGTTTATCCCCCGCGTGATGTGCAGCATGCGCCCGGGCACCGTCACGACACCGACGTGACAGACGTGCCCGCCGATGGTCATAGCCACCGCGTCACCCTCTTTCGCACGTGACGGCGAAACCACGTCCCACTCGTGAATGTGCAACGATATCGCTTGCGCAGCACCAGCCCGATCGTCTGCCCGCTCGTACTCCTCGACGTAGCTCGGTAACTCAATGCCCAGCACGTCGCGGTAGACGAGGCGCAGCAGCCCCCAGCAATCGCACCCTGACATGTCGCGCCCTTTGCTCTTGTAGGGCACTGGGCCGTCGAGATAGCGTTGCCACCACATCAGAACATCGCCGGGAACTGCGACGGGGTGAACGACCCGGCCGGAAAAGGTTCGGACACCAGGGAATCGACGCCCAGGTTGCCGGTGATCGTCAAATCGTCGTAACCGATATGCGTCAAATCGAAGTCAGGGAACGTGGCTTCGACCACGTCCAGGCTTGACGAAATCACGAGTTCCATGGACACGGTTGCCGGCCCGCTCATGGCCCTGATCGTTGGGATCATCTCCCGACCTACGTTGTCGAGCGTCAGCGCGGTTGCCGGTCCGCCATCGTCGCCGTCAGACGGCAAGGGGAGAGAGAACGGGATATAGACGAATGTCATGCCCCTGCTGATCGTCCCGTACACGATGTCGACGCCCGTCACCTCGACGCGTTGCGTGGAATCAGATGACACCCTGATCGGGACAGGGAGGGATGGATGCGTGATCGTCAGCAGCAGGATCGGGTAATCGCCGGTTTCTGCCGAGAACATCGCCCGCAGCGCACCCGATGACAGCGATCTGCTCATGGCAGCACCTCCAACATAAAGCTGGCTTGCCAGTAATCGCCGCCATTCGGGACAAGATCCACGAGCTTTTCGCTGCTCGGAGCCATGCGGACCTCGACCGTCGCGCCAGTCCGCGGGTGCGTCCACTCAAAGCGGAGAACTCCGTCCATCAGGGTGTCGTGCGCAAACTCCATGAGCGTTTCGGCCTGGGCGGAGGTACACAGAAACGACACGGCCATGGGCCACGGCACCAGGCCGGCCTTGCGGCGGACCTTGGGCGGGCCGGCGGACATCGACGACCTGAGTTGATTGTTCGGGAGGCCCTCGGAGTACCCCTGGACGAGCGGGGCAACGGGAAGCGTTGTCGGCCACAATATCGGCATGGGCTACCCCCTCTGGACCAGCGCAGGGCGCATGTTGTAGGTGTTGCGGAGGGACTTCTCAGAGGCCGTCCCGTACTTCGAAATGTTCTTCGACGTCGCCTCGTCCACATACATCTCGATGGTCTTGCCCCCGTTGCCGTCGTTTTTGACCTTGGCGTCGACCTTTGTCCCTGGGGCGTTGTTATGGACCACGATGTTGACGTTCCCTCCGCCACCAGCCACGCCCAGCGCCCCGTCAGGCCCGCGCTTCAGCGGCATGATTGCCTCGGGGCCAGCCTCGCCCATGAGGCCGACGCCACGCGCGAACGGGAAAATTGTTGGGCTGCTGACGATCTGGCCAGAGTAGGCGGACAGGCCTGGTGAATTGAACACGTTCCCCTTGGCGTTGACCGAGAAGAAGCTGCTCATTTCCCCGGCGTAATTGAACCCAGAGCTGGCCGACCCCGCAGCGGACGACGGACCAGCAAACAGCCCGGAAATGAAATCTCCGGCGGCGCTGCCGAGCGGGCCGACGATCTGTTGCTGCACGACGATGCGCATCATGTCGCGGATGATGGAGTCGGTGAAATCCGAAAACGACGCCTTGCCCGTCACCGCGAAGTCCACGAGCGCGTCGCCCATGTTCTGGAACGCGCCGGACACGGTGTCCTCCATGGCTTTGGCCGCATACGTGCCCCAGGAGGTCACGTCTTCGACCACGGCTTTCTCTTCAGCGGCTGCGGTCTCGCGGGCCTTTACTGTCCCTGCGACCGCGTCGATGCGGGCCTGCTCGTAATCGCTCCAATACTCGTCCAGGGTTGCGGCGGCTTTTTTGCCGTCGTTGAGCATTTTTTCATATGCCTTTTTCGTGGCGTCATCTTGCTTTCCGCCACCAGCTGCGGCTCCAGGGCTTTTGGATCCACCGCCGGATATTGCTGCCGCCAGCGCCGGGGCTGCAGAGGCGCTTTCGGAGCGAGCCTTGTCTATATTTTTTCGTAATTCTGTGAATAAATTATTGATAAACTCGGTATTTTCGCCAACGGCGTCCATGCCCTTGGTCGCCTCTTCCCTGGTCTGCTCGATGGTCGCGCGCATCGCCCTGATCTGGTCGCTGCTCAGACTCACAGACATCGGAAGGTAGTCGTACAAGCCCATATACATATCGAGCGCAAGCTCTTCTATTTCGACGATCCCCAGCTTGAGCGTATTGAATGCGCCCTTGATGCCGTTGATCGGGAAGGCCAGCGCCTCGACCGCGTATGATGCCGTTTCGAACGCCGACAAGATTGCCCCAGACGTTTCGTGAGCCCACTCTTTCAGCTGTATTTTTCCGGTTTCAGTCAGGAAGGTGGCGGTGAAGTCGGCCATTGACTCTTTGAGAAAATCAAACGGGCCGCTGTCCATCACCTCCTTTTTCCAAAGGGTCCACTGGTCGGCCATGTTTGACGTCGTGCCTTCCCAGGTCTTTGACTGGGCAATCATGCTCCCCTCAAACCTGTCGAAAACACCCCCGAGCGCGTCGGTGATGCCTTGCTGCGTCTTGGCGGCCGTCGCCACCATCTGCTGGCCGTTCTCCTGCCACGAGAACGTGACCGTGTCGCCCTCGGTCTTCGCCCTGACGCCGAACTCCTTGAGTCTTTCGAACTCTCCGGTCGCTGCGTCGGCGAACATTTCGACGGCCTGGTCCAGGGACTTGCCCATGGCCGCGGCTGTATCCCCGAGGAGGGGCATGAACTCGACAGCGTCCATGCCGTATGCGGTCAGCTTCCTAAATCCGCTTGCGACCTCTTCGAGCTGGAAAGGGGTGGTTGCCGTGAAGTCGGTGATCCACGACATGGCCTGCCCTGCGGCTGCTGCAGACCCGGTGATGGTCTGTAGCGACACCTCCATTTTTTCGAACCCTGACGCCACGCGCAGCAGCTCCGAGCCACCAGCGGCCAGTGCGCCGCCAGTAAAGTACCCAGCCAGCCCGGCAAGGGCTGTGTTCACGGTCAGCACCTGGCGCTGCATGCCCTGCAGTTCCGTGCCCATCCTGCGCCCTGCAGACGCAACCACACTCGACAGGTTGTCCTTGCCGCTGATGATGATCTGGGTCGTCGCTGTGCTCATTGCGTTTTCCTTGCGTGCGCGAGGGCTTCTTTTTCCAGCGCCTTAATGCGCCACATGTTCGCCTGGTGCATTTCGATGCCCAAGGTCTCGGCAACCAGCCAGACGGCCGGGTAGTCCAGGCCGACTGGCCCGCCCATTCCGACACGCCATTGCGTCTGAACCATGGCCCAGAGTTCCCAGGCCGGGCCGTTTTCCGGAAGCAGGTCCGGACACCTGCCCGAGCAGGCTGCGCAGCTCAGGGGCCTGTCTGATTGCTGCGCAGCCTTGATGCAGGTCTGGCAGTATGTCAGGCCGTCGCCGTGCCACTGCCAGACCTCAACAAGTTTTTTACGGAGTCAGGACCGGCCAGCGAGTAGCTCGCCGTCACGCGGGCAAGGTGGGCAAGATCTGCAGACGGCAACACTCCTTCTCCTTCCAGAGCAAGGCTCGGGTACGCCATGGTCAGGACCCTGTCCTGATACTCTGTCGCGGACAGCTTGGCAGAGACCAGGTCCACCTGCAGGCGCTCGACCTCTTTGGCTTGCGCCCTGGTCAGACTTTTCAGCGGATGCATTTTTCCGCTTTCGGGCAGTTCGATTTCGTACATGATGTCGCTCCTTATGTGCTCCGGGCGCCGGGACGGGGAGCGACTACCGCCCCCGCGTCCGCCACCGCCCGAAGGTGATGGTTATGCGTAGCTCGCCACGGCGTTGATGAGGGTGGCAACGAACGCCGAAGCGGCCGGCGCGTTGGAGTAGTAACCCTTGAAGCCGAGTTGTTCGACTACGCCTGCAGGGCCGGTGATGCCCGGCGACTTCTGCTCATAAAGAAGCTCGGGCAATTCGAACTTGAGGCTGTGCGAGCCCTTGGTCAGGGTCACTGTCAGCGAGGATTCGGTCAGGTTCGCGGCCTTGTCCTGCAGGGTCGTGTCCGAGAACAGGGCGGTCAATGATCCTTCAACGGCGACGATGCCTTCGGGAATATCTCCAAGTACGCCGCCACCACCGATGACGTACTTGTCCGTCTCGAGGCCAAACGTCAGGTTGATGTTCAGTTCGGTCACGCGAGCGATGGCCGATCCCCCTTCCAGAATCGCGGCCTGGAAATTGTTCAGCCTGTCCAAGGCTATCGCGGTCGGGGTCGCGTCATACGGCGTTTCGCTGGCAGCCGACTCGGATGCGCCAACGATACCGAGATTGGCAACGAGCTCCCCGTCGCCGCCAAACGGGAGGCCGAGCGTAGAAATCTTGATGCCATTCTGTTTGAGGTATTTCTGGGCCGAGCCGAAATCGAACTTCTTGTCGGCGACAAGGGACGGCTGCGATGTTCCGATCTTGAACACGTGCGTGTACGGACCGGCGCCGGTCGTCGTCGGCGCACCGAACATGGCCCGGAGCCACCAGGGGAACGCTGTCAGGTCCACCGGAACAACCGCGTTGCCTGCAACGGACTTATTTCCAGCGAACGGCTCAACGGGGTTACGCGTGCCAGTCAGCGTCTGCGCCGTGTTGAGGTTGCGAGATCCGGACACGTCCCACGAGTTGATGGGCATGCGCTTTCCGTCCGGGGATGCAGGGTCCTGGCCAAACGTGGTCTCAAAGTCGATTACGAGTTGGCTGTTATAGCCGCGTGCTTGTGCCATGGGGCACCTCCTAAAGGGTTACAGAGGCCCCGATGAGCTGGGGCACGTTGATTGTGATGTCCATCATGCCTAAAAACAGCGGGAACTGCTCCAGTGCAGCGACCGCGAAAGTCCTGTCGGTCAGGGCTATCACCGGGGATGCTCCGCACAGGCTTGTCCATATTGCCTCGCCAAGCCTGTCCGACTTGAGCAGCCCGTTGTATTTTTTCGAGCGCCCGGACTCGGTGACGGAAGCATCCGAAATTAGCCAGTCCACCGAAACCGAATACACATACTCGGACGATTCCTGGCCGCCACGGTTCGTCCCGGGGACGATGACGATGCAAGGGGCGTCATCTGCGCCGGGCATGTTGCGCGTGTCTTCGCCGATGATGACTTTCGGCTCTTCTCCCGTGTCAGCCACCCATGCAGCCGTGAGCGTGGCGTCGGCCAAAAGGTGATCGCTGAACTTGTTCGCCAGATCCGAGTTTGTAATCACAGGCTGTCCCTCACGTACTGGGTTGCGGCCTTGCCCGAGAAGCCCCGGACGTAGGCGTGGATGCGCAGCTCAAACTTGCGCAAAAGATCCTTGCCCTCGTCATCCCAGACCGGTTGGACAAGAGGGCGCCCCGGGACGCGGATCGACCCCTTTTCCAACCCGAGCCCGGACGCGAAAAAGTGCTTGCGCATCTTTGTCGTGACCGGGATGTCGAACCCTTGCTGTATTTTTGCTGCGAGCTTGCGGGACTGAAACGACATCCACCCGACCTTGACCGACTGATCTGCGCGGCTCACGACGTAGGCGATGGGGGACTTGCCAGCCATGCCCCCGGCCCGGCCAAGCTGACCGTAAAAAGACCTTGCCCTGGTCCTGCGCAGCGATGCCCCGCCCTTGACCGCTGGGTTAGGCTGGTCCTTGACGCCGGAGACGCCCGCCCACTTTGCCGACCTGGACCCGCCCTGGCGCAGGGCGGTGAGCATCTTGACGCGCAGCTGGTAGCCAATGGACTTGAGGGCGCGGTTGAACTCGTTCGGGAACTCCCTGGCCAGATGCCGCAGGTAGTCGCCGCCACCGTCGAGCACGTCGAGGCGCACGCCGAAAGCCTTGTCGAAATAGACAGGGTTGCGGCGTTGCTTGAGCACCATGGTGAACTCGCCATCCACTTGGCGTTCGACCCACTTGCTGGTCGTGATGTAGGTGTCTGGCGCGAAGTCGCTCACTTTTTGGCCCTCACTCCAGCCTCACAGATTACCCGCCACGTCCCGGCAGTGCGGTCATTGATGACGCGGTTGATGTCGACCACGGTCCAGATCGTCCCGTCGGATTCGGTGAACGTGTCCCGGTAGGTGATGGCCGGCACGTCCTGCTTGCTGACGCGGATCTGGGCGACACGCTGCGAGCGGCCGGAGACTTCGGTCTTGCCCTCGGGCTGGTCGGTGATGAGCGCGGGGACATCGGGCGTTGCCACACCTGCGGCCGTGGTCCACGTGGCCAGCACGCCCATCTCAATGATCATATTTCTCACGTCGTCAGCTATCGCCATTCGTCACCTCGCGGATCTGTCCGCGCTTGCGTTTCGGTTTGCAGTTCCGTTTTTCCTGGCACATGATCGCCGCGACAACCGTCGCGCTTTTCCCGAGCTTCCGCCTCATCCGCTTGGACCGTGCGTGGTTCATGTCTTCCTTTAAGTTGGGGCTGGAGGTGCTTTAAGTCTCCCGCCCCTGGCGTCGGGTAGTTCTCCTGCAAAGGGAGATGTTGCCGAAAAATTGCCGCGGCCCCGGTTATTATCGAAACGAAACCCTCATCCGATTCGGGCCGACACACCGGGCAAGGTAGATCTGGATCACCTCCGCACGGGGCCGCGGGCTGAAGTCCTAGACTCCGAAATTTCAACCGCCCAGCATGAGCATCCTGGCCAGATGCGGGCCTATGCAATTCCACACGTCGGCCAGCGGCGTACCCGTGAGCATTGCCACGCACAGCACGATTGTGGCGCATCCGGCGATGACGCAGAGCAGGATCAGGCGCATTTTGGTCAGCATATGGCAGTCTCCTCGCCGACAAGCGGAAGGGCCTCGGTCGCATCGGCGACTTTGCACGCGTCCACCCACTTTACGGCCTTGGCGTACAGGTCAGCGATTCGATGCCGCGCAGTGCGGAGGATGAATCCAGCTCCAGACCGCTGGTCGATGACCCGGTGCATGTTTGTGTCAAAATTTTCGTCCACGTCGTACTCGGCCCGATCCAGCCACTCGTCTGCAGCTGCTGGCGTCATTTTGCCGGACTCAATCTTGCGCACAGCGGCCTGCCAGATGAGGTCCGTCTCGACGTCGTGGACATTGCAGACCATGCGCACGGGCAGGCCCAGGATGCGGTCAGGGACGAGCTTGCCTTCCAGGCCAGCACGGCCGCACCCGTTGCCTCGCGCTGTGATTTCAGCCTCTGTCATCGCCGCAACTTGCAAGGAGACGACGAGCGTCACGCCCCAGGTAGGGTAGTGCTTGCGGCAGATGGCGCTCATTTCGTCACCCCGAGCACGTCGCTCACGTTGTCGCCCAAGGACTGAACGACCGTGCCGACGCCGGACTCATCGGCCGTCATGTTGCCCGTGCGGTTGCCGTCGTTGATCTGGATGACGGATGCCTCCGGGCAATAGAGGAAGGCGCTGCTGGTCGCGTTGATGCCGGCCTCGTTGATGATCAGGGTCTTTGTGCTGCAGCCCCAGAGGATGAAGCCGACCCAGACAAGGGCGGCGACAGCGGCCAGCATCTTGATGCTCGTCCACATGCCGGCGGTGAGGTCGGCCAAAAATTCTTCGCGAAAATCAAACATCAGATCACCCCCATCAGATCCCTGACCCTGTTGATCCACCCGTCCAGAAAGTCGCGGCGGGAATCCCCGCGGCGCCCGCGACGTCCGTACTCCGCCAGGCGCAGCGCGCACATGCAAAACGCCACAGCGCTCGGATCGCAGTGCTTGACGGCCGTCATCGTCTGCGGACCCATGACGCCGTCGATATCGACGTAGTCGGTCCCAGCGATCCGGCAGAGCGCGTCCTGCAGGCACTGGACAGCGTAGACGCGGCCCATGTTCTGGGCGGTGCAAACGAAGACGGCGCGCAGGCGGCGGGGCAGCAGCTCGAAATCGGCCTGGTATTTCTCGTCGTAGAATTCGTGGACGGCCGCCTCGTACTCGGGGCCGGAGGTGATGCCGGCGTCAACGAGCTGCCAGACGCGGGCCTGCGGATGGTAGACGCGGGAAATGCCCGCAGCGGACTGGCCGCCACGGTCGCCTGGAATGTCGGTCACGGCCATGGTTTCCCAGGAGAGTAGCCAGGTGCGCATTTGCTGCCACGTGGTGATCATTTCGTCCCCCGCTCGTTGATGATCTCGGCCTTTTCCTTTTCGCCGATGGGCAGGAACTGCACGGCTGCGCGCAGCATCCGGAAAACGATGTCGAGCTTTTTCCCGATCTCGTCGTCCAGTTCGTCCTGGCGGTTCTGGATTGCGTCGATGCGATCGGTCATCTGCTTTGCGCAAGCAGTCCTGCATTTCTCGCAGTCAGAACTCGACACGCTGCGCAGGCTCGATATCCATCCACCAACCGCCGTGAGGCAGAGGCCTCCGAGCGTGATTTCCAGTCCAGTCAATTCCATCATCCTCTCCTACTCGCCCGTCAGTTCGCCCCGGGCCTGGGCAAATTCTTGCGCCTGCGCCTCGAACCACTCTGCCAAATCCGGCAAAAAAGCCTCGTCTTCGGGCAGCACTTTGCCGCCGTTGAGCCGTGCCGCGATTATGCGTGTCTGGCGCTGCGTGAGTTGCGGGGCAAAGCCCTTTGTCCAACGGTCGATGTCGAGCATTACGACACCCTCCACACGCGCAGGATCACCGCCGCGTTGCCGTTCTGGACAAGCGTCACGTCCGAGAACGCGCCGTCGAAGGCTACCGGGTCGCCGTAGTCCACATATTCAGGAGTCGTGAACGCCGTCGTACTGACCACGCTTGCCGACTCCAGTGACGCCCCATTGACCTGCACGAAATGCACGTAGTAGGTTGTGGACGGGTCAAGAGCTTCGACATTGACCGTCTGCTCCCCGCTCGTCGTCACAGACTGCGAAAGCGCGGCCTTAACCGTCGCTGCTGTCTCCGTGGCGTTCGTGCTGGCGAGGAAATAGAGCGCGCCATTGCCGTCGTCGGTTGAGACTGACGCCGTTGCGGTCGTGGCGCTGGTTGCTGTTGCTGACGGAGAGGTGAGGACGGGGGCGGTTTCGTCGGTTATCAGTGCTCCGTCATACGCGCCAATGCTCGGAATTGCGGCACGAGCAGAGCCCGTGTAGTCATCGTCCGGGGCATACGTTGTTTCGCCGTATTCGATTCCGTCGCCACCAGCAGTGATGAAATAGTCTTCGGGTGTTGTTCCACCTTGGTTGCTAAAATTCGGGTTTCCTGTGCGCGAGTTTGCAGGGGAGAATCCAGTTGACGGAGACGTAAACAGTTCTAAATAATTGATTATGCAATTGTATGTCAG